AACCTCGCCTCCCGACAGCAGATCGCAGAGCGTCTCCAGCGACAGGGCTGGGTACCAGAGAAGTTTACCGAGAAGGGTCAGGCCATCGTAGACGAGGCTACACTGTCTGCCATCGAACTGCCACTGGCGCAGAAGATTGCCCGATACCTCCTGCTACAGAAGCGGGTGGCGCAGGTCACCTCATGGCTCGACAAGGTATCGTCGGACAGCCGTGTACGCTGCGGCTACCTGACACTTGGTGCCATCACCCACCGCATGTCTTGCACCGGGCCTAACCTACAACAGGTGCCGGGGCCACAGTCAGAGTACGGAGAGGAGTGTCGGTCGTGCTGGACTGTCCCAACCGGACGACAACTCATCGGCACTGACCTTGCCGGTATCGAACTTCGATGCCTTGCCCACTACCTCAACGACAAGGACTACACGGAGGAACTTATCAATGGCGACGTTCACACAAGAACTCAGCAACTTGCAGGACTGCCTACACGCGCTGGAGCAAAGACTTTCACGTACGCTCTGCTTTACGGGGCAGGAAATGCCAAGCTGGGAACAATTGTCGGAGGAGGACCGAATGAAGGCAGTGCAATTAGGCAACGATATCTCCGTGGTATGCCATCATTTGCTGACCTACACCGAAGAGTTACCCAAGCAGCAGGGTCAGGAACAATCCGGGGCATCGACGGACGACGGCTCAGAATCCGATCCGAACACGCAGCCCTTAACACGCTACTTCAATCATGTGCTGCCGTCATCGCCAAGCAGTGGCTGATCAACGTCCACGATACGCTGCCGCCGGGTGCGAACATCGTAGCCATGATTCACGACGAACTCTGCATCGAGGCTGATACCGGCGTCGATCCCGAGGAGATCGGATTGATCTCAAAGAATGCTGTACAGGCCGTGGCCGAGCAGCTATCCTTCAACTGCCCACTCGACTGTGACTGGAAGGTGGGCCACAACTGGTCGGAGACACACTAATGCTAGACCCTCAAGACCACGAAGACTTTGCCCGATGCGTCGGGCTTACCCGATACTATCGTTCACGTATGGACGGAATTGTTGATCGCACAGTAAATGAAAACAGCAACACCCCCGAGCAGCGAAAGCGTAATGATGTCTGGGGTGCCCGTTGTGAGTTGGCTGTTGCACTCGACACCGGCCTACCTTGGACAGGTATCGACAAAGGCGCAGCCGCTGATGTGGGCACGAACATCGAGGTAAAGAGTACTTCATACTGGAAGACAGGACATATGATTGTCCGGCCACAGTGTCACTGGGAATTATCCGGCATCAGGCGCGATGAACTTCGTGACCGTGCTTACGCTACTATCCTCGACTGTATTCCGAATACCTTGGAGTACATTCGCTCGCACACCTATGCGTTCGTCACTCAGAACAGGGGTGAAGATCAGATCAATATCGTGGGTTACGTGCCCGGTTCTGTCGTGATCAACGAAGAGTATTGGCAAGGTGACTCATGGTGGGTTCCCCAGTCTGTGTTTGTTCGTAACTACGGAGACGTTCTGTGAAAATGGAAGTAAATCTAAATGACGAGTGGGTCGATGAGATTGTTGCCGCATCGCTCCGCCAGTTCATACGCCGACATCACAGTGACTCGCAGGTGCCAGTCGCTGAGATGAAAACCGTCCTCGAATTCTTCAGCGTGAAGGAAGACTATGACGACTTCATGGAAGACCTACACGAAATCGAGGACATTCATCGTCACCAAGAAAGGTTTGACTTCTAGTCTGACTTAGTCTACGGTGACTTCACCGCACGTACTCAGGGATTCGTGCCCCCTCAGACAAAGGAGAATGCAGTATGGCTGCACTACGTGGTAAAGCATATTGGGCCAAAGTTCATGAGCCTGTTCAGAACCGTTTCGATCCGGAGAAGATTGAGTATTCGATCAACATCGGACACCTGACGGACGAGGACAAGGCTTTCCTGACAGAGCAGAATCTTGGCGCAAAGATCAAGACTGACCCGAAGGGAACGATGGGTGACTTCATCCAGTTCAAGGCCCGTAATACCAAACGCATCTACAACCGGGAAACCGGTGAGTCGGACACGGTGGACAACTCCATCCTAGTTGTTGACGCCGATAAGCAGGACATTCCGTCGAATGTTCTGATCGGAAACGAGTCCGAAGTTGTGGTCTCGTTCAAGCCTGTCCACTACAAACGATATGATGTGTGGGCTGCGGAGTTGCTCGGCGTACAGGTTCTCAACCTGAACCAGTACACCCCCGAGGTTGACCCAATGGCTGACTTTGATCAGGCAGCAAACTTCTCTGCATAGCACGTACAGGTCCGGGGGTACCTGACTTAAACCCCCAACTAATTGAGGCTGCATGAAACGCATCGAGAACATACCCGAAGACCTCCAGACGCTGTTCGATTTCGGGATTTCAAATCCTGATCCGGCGAATGTCGAGGCGATGATGACGGACATGCGCGAGGCCGTGCTACGTTCCATAGCCGAACCGGCCAACAAACCGAAAACCCTTCGGATGTCGAACATGGGACGGCCCGACCGTCAGCTATGGTACGACATCAACCGACAGACCTCCGGCTCCGACATGCCGTACAGTCTGCGTATCAAGTTCCTGATGGGCCACCTGATGGAGGCACTGATCCTGTTCCTGATCAAGGAGGCTGGACATGCCGTCGAGGACGAGCAGAAGGAAGTCGAGATCGACGGCATCAAGGGACACATGGACGCCCGTATCGACGGCGTTATCACCGACGTCAAGACTGCTTCACGTTACGGCATGAAGAAGTTCGAGGACGCATCAGCCTTGATTGCCGATGATCCGTTCGGTTACATCGGGCAGATCAGCGGGTACGCCAAGGCCTGTGGCGATGACCGCGCTGCCTTCCTTGCCATCAACAAAGAGTCCGGTGAGATCAAGGTCTGCACCGTCTCTGGCAACCACATGATCAATGCAGAGGAGCGGGTCAGCCATGTCAAAACCGTCCTGTCTTCTGATACGCCACCTCCGAGATGTTACGATCCGGTTCCAGAAGGGAAGTCGGGCAATCTCGGACTGGCGAAGGGTTGCAGTTTCTGCGACCACAAATTTGAATGCTGGGCCGATGCAAACGGCGGCGCAGGACTCCGAGGATTCCAATACGCCAACGGAGTGAAGTACTTAACCCGAGTTGTAAACACACCAAATGTCGAGGAAGTCATCCGGTAACGGACACTGGAAAAATCCATCGCGAATCAAACTCGACCCGGACAACTCATTCGGTTTCGTCTATCTGATTGTCAACACCCTGACAGGTCAGAGATACATCGGAAAGAAACAGTACCACCAGTATCGCAAGGGCGTCCGGGCACGACCTTCTGACTGGCGTACCTATACATCTTCATCTCGTCCTCTAAACGAGGACATCAAGCGACAAGGCAAGTGTAACTTTCACTTCGAGATACTTGCCGAGTTCAACACAAGAGGCGGACTTGTCTACGGCGAGACGCATCTTCAGCATGTCTGCAATGTCCTAACGGAAACAAACGGAGACGACGAACGCCTGTTCTACAATCAGTTCATCGACAAAATCCGATTCATTCCTGCGGAGTTCATGACGGCCAAAAAGAAAAAGAAAATTATGTCCCGTGTCCTCCAAGATTTCAATTGACCTCGACGACCAGTTAGAGGTAATCTCCCAGTCACCGTCAGGTGATCCCCATAAGTTATTGTTTCTGGCTGTTATCTTTCAGGCCATGCTCGACGCAACCAAGCCCGAGGCCGACAACGAATCAGCCGAGGCAGTGCTGGAGCGAGACAGGGCGAAGGGTTGGCTGTTCGCAACTGTTGGTGTAACAGCAGCAGACTTCGTAACCGTCTGTGATCTGGCAGGAGTAGACTACACACAGGTACGTTCGTTTGCCCATCAAGTTATCAATACCGGCGAAGCTACATTCATCAGGAGAAAGATCAATGCCATCCTCAACCACAGTTAAATCCGACGGTTGGTCCACCAGCTACTACGAACTGCCCGAGGGTGCGTCCGAGTTGCAGGATTTGATTGAGCATCGGGGGATGAATTTTTCTGTCGGGAACATCTTCAAGGCGTGTTATCGTCTGGGTCGCAAGGACGGTGCGACAACGCTGTACGATCTGAACAAGATTCGATGGTACGCCGAGCGGGAGATCGCCCGTCTCGAAGCAGAGAAAGAAAAGTTCAAGCCGTTCGAGCATGTCAACTAGGGCGAAGCAATGAAAGAAGTTAACGGCCTCTGGCTCCCCGATTCCGACACACACTTCGCCGGTCCCGACTATGAACTCGGTACACGGAAGGTTGCCCTCGGCCTGACCAAGCGGCGACGTCTGGCCCTCGATGTCGGTGCCCATGTCGGCATCTGGACACGGCACCTTGCCGAGGAGTTCGATGAGGTCTGGGCCATGGAGCCAAACCCTGAGAACGCCGAGTGCCTGACCCGGAACACCGCCCATCTGGACAACGTGACCATCAGGAACGAGGGTGCGTCGTGGACATCGGACATGATGACGCTGATCCACAATCGTCAGGGCAACTCAGGAATGTGGTCACTAGCCGCACCGGGGCAGAAGGCTGACGGGACAGCCTACTTCGTACAGGTCGTTCCCATCGACACACTCGCCCTGCCGCATCTGGACTTTCTGAAGATCGACGCCGAGGGACACGAACCCGCTGTCCTCCGGGGTGCGAAGGATACCATCGAGCGTTGTCGCCCTGTCC